ACACTCATCCAGCAGGTGACATCATGACCATCAAAAAAGGTGATCAGGCGCTGTTCAACGCGCTGACCGATTACGCGGTCGGTCAAATATCCGAGCGCCATAGCTTCCTCGTTCCGGCCATGATCCGGCTGCTGAACGGCTTGCAGGATCATGAGCTGCAATATCGCCTTGAGACGCTGATCTTCCAGCACTTCAAGACCGAGCTTCGCGAGGCGCTCGCGGGGATCATGGCGGAGTCTCGTCATGACTAACCCCTACAGCGAAGACGAGCGCCTGGGCGCGATGATCAACGCCACGTTCCGGGCGGTGCGGGCGCATTTCAACCATATCCCGATGCGCGATATCATCGATCCACCGCGCGACATGTTCGACGCGAAACTCGCCCGGCAGATCGTGATTGCGATCCTGAACGGCGAATTCACCGTGCCGCGCCGCCGGCTGGTGGCGCTGCTGGGCGTTGCCCGCTGGTCCGTGATGCAGGCCAACCGCGTGGTGCGGTCTCGCCGCGACGAGGCCTGTTTCGACCGGGCCTATGAGCGGATGGCCGCCCGTGCCCGCGAGATCTTCATGTCGTCGATGCTGGAAGCGGCAGCGGCGCAGGCGGAGGCGGCGTGATGGCAACCTTCAAGACCGTTCCGATTGCCTCCATCCTCGTCGGCGAGCGTGCCCGCCCGATCGACGAGGATCACGCTGCCGCGATTGCCGCCTCCATGACGGATCGCGGCTTGATCAACCCGCTCACCGTCCGCTCGACACCCGCCGCCAATGGCGGCAAGACGCCTCTCACCCTGGTGGCTGGAGCGCATCGCCTTCGCGCGGCCGTGCTGAACGGCTGGGACGAGATCGATGTGATCGTCGTGTCTGCCGATGCTGTCGAGGCACAGCTCATCGAGCTTTCCGAAAACATCTATCGGAACGAGTTGAGCCCGCTCGATCGAGCACTTTTCGTCCTGAAGTTCCGCGAGATGTACGAGGAGAAGTTCGGCAAGATCGCGCGCGGTGGCGACCGGAAATCAAAGGATCACGGTGATCCTTTGATCTTTGCGCCCGGGCGCCAGCTCTCGGAACGAGTGCAGGAACGCTTGGGTTTCTCAGAAGCCAGCTTCAAGCGGGTTAATCGCATCGGCCAAAAGCTCACCCCTGCCCTTCGCGCGGCGGTGCGGGGCACGCCTGCCGAGAATGATCAGAAAGAACTGCTGAAGCTGGCCAAGCTGCCGGCAGACGATCAGGCGCGCGTGGCGGCCGGATTGCGCGAGGGCGCAGATCTCAAAACCATCTGGGGCTGGCTGAAACCCAAAGCCGCACCGGATGCCGCCACCCTGCAGGACGAGATTTTTCGCAAGATGGTGGCGCTGGTCGAGAAGGCCGATGATGCGACGCGTCTCCGTATCCTCGAGCATATCGGCGAGAAGCGCGACTGCGGCTTCCTGGAGGCCGCACAATGAAGCGCGATCCCTCCCAGCTCGATTTCTTCCAGGTGCCGGTGTTTGAAGCGCGCTCCGCCGTCGAGCGGATTGACCTCGACCGGTTCCGGGCCCGACTGAAGCGCGACATGGCACGCGCCATCCGTGAATGCCCCTATGACCGACCGGTGATAGCCGCCCGCATGGCGCAATATCTGGGCCTTGCCAGCGTCTCCAAGGGGGCGCTCGACGCCTACACGGCGGAAAGCAAGACGGGCCACGACGTGAGCCTTGTCCGGTTCAAGGCCTTTGTGCGCGCCACCGGTGCGGTCTGGCTGTGGGACAGCGTCGTCTCCGAGGACGGCTTGACGCTGTTGCAGGGCGACGAGGCACGGCTTGCCGAGATCGCCCGCCTGCAGCAGGAGCAAAAGGCGCTTTCCGACCACATCCGCCTGCTGAAGGCGCGGCCGGTTTCGGTTCGCCCGAGGGGAGAACGGTCATGATCAAACAACAAGCAGAGTGCCATCCCGAAGCATGGAAAGCGCTTCTTACGGATTACCTTCGGCTTGAAGCTCCGAGCCTCTCGTCTTGTTATCGCCGCCTGTTGAGGTTGGCAGACATGAACGATTGGTCGCCAATTCCGCCGGAACGCTCACTCCGCCGCCGCCTCAATCAGGAACTGCCCATGGCGGCGCAGTTGCAGGCGCGCGTAGCGGGAGCCCGCATCCTCCGTCGCCCCAGGGGAGAGCGGTCATGAAGGTCTCGCTTGCCAGCCAGATCGCGGCGATCGACGCCATCACGTCGGGAAAATTCCCGATCGTGGCGTCGAGCAATCCGCAGCGGGCGCTGCTGATCGACCAGCTGCAGACGGTGGCGCTGACGCTCCGCCTCATCCAGCGGCACGAGGCGGAGATCCGCGCAGTGATCGACGCCAAGAAGGGGAGCCGCCCATGAAAGAGTGGTTTTCCGTCAAGGATCTCGTCGAGGCGAAGCTGCCGGGTCTGCCGATCGATGCTCCCAACCTTTCCCACTTTGCCATCAAAAACGGCTGGCGATCCGACGAGAAGCGTTTTCGTAAATTGACCGGCGCCAACGGCGGCATCCTCTACGAGTACCACATTGCCCTGCTGCCCGATGCAGCGCGGCAGAAGCTGGCTTTCATGATGGAGGCTCAAACCCCGAAAACCGACCTTTCGAAGGGCATTTGGGAAGCCTTTGAACGCCTGACGACGGCGCAGAAAGCCGAGTGCGAGCGCCGGCTGACGGTGCTTGTCAGCGTCGAGACAATGATCCGCGACGGCGCCACATCCGCCCAGGCCATGGCGGAGATCCGCAAGCGCTATGGTGTCGCCCGATCGACCTATCACGAATGGCGCGGCCTCACCGAAGGCCATGCTCGGCAGGACTGGATTGCAGCGCTGGCGCCCTCGACCGCAAAGAAGGCGCTCGGCGTCGTGACCGAGACGGCCGATGTGCACCCGATGGCCTGGGACGTGCTTGTTTCGGATTTCCTGCGGCCCGAAGGCTCGGCATTTTCCGCCTGCTATCGTCGGATGAAGGCGATTGCCGAGGCCCACGGCTGGGCGCCGATCCCGCACGAGCGGACATTGCGCCGGCACATGGATGTCAAGATCCCCAAGGCGGTGCAGATCCTGGCCCGCAAGGGCAAGGAAGAGGCCCGCAAACTGATCCCGGCCCAGCAACGTAGCGTCGCGCACCTGCATGCCATGCAATACGTCAACACCGACGGTCACAAGCTGGATCTGCGGGTGCAGCTCGAAGGCGAGGTTGTCGATCGTCTCTATATGGTCGCGACACAGTGCCTCTACTCGCGCAAGATCCTCTCCTGGGTGCTGACGAAGGCCGAGACCTGGGAGGCGGTGCGTACCGTCATCGGCAACATGGTCGAGCAGTACGGCATTCCCGAGCGGCTCTACATGGACAACGGCAAGGCCTTTGCCAGCAAGAAGATCTCTGGCGGCGCCAAATCCCGCCACCGGTTCAAGATCACGGAAGATGAAGTGGCCGGCCTGTTGAAGACGCTCGGCATTGACGGGCGCTTCGTCAAACCGCGTCGCGGCCAGTCGAAGCCGATCGAGCGGGCCTGGGGCGATCTGGCGGAAAACATCTCCAAACATCCGGCCATGGCCGGCGCCTATACCGGGCGAAGCACCCAACACAAGCCGGAAAACTATGGCGCGCGCGCCATTCCGGTGGCTGAGCTGGAAGCGCATGTGGCCGCCCAGGTGGCAGAGCACAACGCCCGGGTCGGGCGCAAGACCGAAACCGCCAAGGGCCGCAGCTTCGACCAGGTGTTTGAGGCCAGCATGGAAACGCACGGCCAGTTCGTACGCTTTGCCAGCCCCGCCCAGCGTTCGCTCTGGATGCTCGCCGCCGAGCCGGTTACAGCCCGCAAGCCGGACGGCGCCATCCACCTGTTCGGCAACCGCTATCATTCGGCGTTCCTTAACCAATGGATCAGCCGGAAGGTTACGGCCCGTTTCGATCCGGCCGATCTGCACGGCGCCATCAAGGTCTACGACCCGGAAGGGCGCTTCATCGGCGAGGCCGAGTGTGTATCCAAGGCCGGCTTCGATTGCCAGGCCGCTGCCCGCGAGCGGGGGCGCGCCGAGAGCGATCACATGCGCTCTCTCAAGGCGCAGAAGACGGCGGCACGCCGCCTGACGGATCTCGACCTCAAGCAGCTGAATGCCAAAGCCGACAAGATGAAGCCCACCACGCCGCCGAAGGGGCCGACCGTGACGCGGCTTGTGACGCGATCCGCGGCGCTGCCGAAGATCGAGGTGCCCGAGGCGGAGGAGGCGGAAAGCTTCGACGACAAGTTCAATGCCGGCATCGAGCGCCTGATGGGCGATGCCGACATCATCCTGTTTCCCAACCGGGAATAGCCCGAAGAGTGCTGCGTTCGGGCTCAGTCAGGGGCCGATTTTGTAAAGCGTACGGTTCCCCAAAAAAGAAAGGCAGGCCCAAAGGCCTGCCAATAATCAGAAAAGCTAAGGGACCTTGTAAATGAAAAATCCGATCAACACAACCGGCGCCTGGACCATACCGCAGCCCAGCACCGAGTTCATGGTCAAGCACCTGCCGGTGGAAGTGGACCGCTGGCGCAAGCTGCTCGGCTCCGTCATCGAGCTTTCGAAGCTCAACGGCTGGTCGAAGGCAGAGGTGCGGCGCCGCACGGGCATGGCGGAAGCCACGTTTTCCCAGTGGACGAACGGCAACTATGCCGGCGTGCTGTCCAACCTGAACGACCAGATCAGCGCCTGGCTGGACAATCTGGAAGAAAGCTCGCGCATTGCCGCCACGCTGCCGGTCTCTCCCCGCTACCTGAAAACGCCGACCGGCGAGGACGTGATCAAGACGCTGCTGTTTGCCCAGATCAGCGCCGGCATGGTGATTGTGACCCTGCCTTCCGGCGCCGGCAAGACCACGGCGGCCAAGCATTTCCGCGATTACCGCCCGCATGTCTTCATGGTGACGGCAAGCCCGCACACCAAGACGATCCACGGCATCCTCGTCGATATTGCCGAGGAGCTGCAGGTGACCGAGCACAACCCGACCCGGCTTGTGCGCACGATCGGCCGCAAGCTGCAGCGGATCGGCGAAGGTTCGCTCCTCATCGTCGATGAGGCGCAGAACCTGGTACCGGACGCGATTAACCAGCTCCGGCATTTCGTCGATATCAACAATTGCGGACTGGCGCTGCTCGGCAACGAGGACACCGGCACCTCCTTCTTCGTCGATCGCAGCAAGTCCGTGATGAGCCGTGCCCAGGTGGCTACGCGTTTCGACCGGCGTCTGAAGCGGGAGAACAATCCGCAGCTGGGTGCGGAAATGCTGATCTCCGCCTGGGGGATTTCGGACGAAGATTGCGTGAAGTTCCTCAAAGTGATCGCCCAGAAGCCGGGCGCGCTGCGCAATATCGACCGGACCATCAAGGCGGCGCTGATCTCCGGCCTGTCCAGCGGCGAGGACATCACGCTTGGCCTGCTGCGCGACGCCTGGAAGAACCGCGACCTGGGAGACATCGCATGACGCTCAGTCTCGCCACGGAACTGGAGGCCATCGCCGAAGACTTCAAAAGCCGCAGGGTCGAAGTCGGCGTCAACGAGATCCGCGAGACCGGCGCCTTCATCGGTGTTCTCGCGCAGAGCGCCCAACGCATAGAGCGGGAACTGTCGATCTTCCGCGACATCTTCGAGGATGCAAAACGTAAAGGCCTGATGGAGGAGGCCGCCACCGACAACCTCGAAGACATGATCGCCGATGCCAAAGGCAAGATCCTGCGGCCCGACTTTTCGAAGGGAGGCCGGTCATGAAATCAGCCCCTCTCGCCTCGGATCTGATCCGCCAGATCCGCACCCGCTTCAGCCTTTCACGCGGCGGCATCACGCTCTCGGCCCAGGAAGTTGATCAGCTCGTCTCCAACCTGCGCTTCGTCGAGGAAATCGCCCGCGAGACGGAAGAGGACAACGCGCTTATTGAGCGGCAGATCGCCGGCAGCAAGCAGCCGGTTGTCATCGATATCACAGCCGAGAACGTGATCCGCTTCCGGCCGCGCCTGCGGCTGGTCACGGCAACGCCTCCTTCCGGAGGTGACGCGGCATGACCGACGATCTGATCGTACTCGCTGAAGTCCGCATCCCGCTCGACCGTCTGGTCGATCGGGTCGGCACCCAGGTGAGCGCCGCCCTTATCGGCAACGTCAACAAGAGCGGCTCAAAGAAGAGCTACATGCGAGGCCTGATGGCGGATCTCGAACGCGCGGTTGCCGCGTTCGATCAGGCCTCGCTCTCCCTCAATACACCGGCAGCGGCCGAGACACAGCGGCGGTTCGATGCCGCCTTCCGGCGGCTGCGCAGCTCCTACATCAAACACAAGGGACAATGACCATGGAAGCCGTGATTATCGAGCAGACCGACCGCACGGATGGCGTCATCGTCATCAACGGTCGCCAGTACATTCCCGATGCCAAGGGCAGCCTGGTGCCGCTGGAAATGGTGAAGCCGCAGCACAAGCTGGAAGACGAGACGGTGCGCAAGATCATGGCGTTTGCGCTTGATCTCAACCAGCAGATCGCCCGCTTCCGGGATCACACCATGGTGGATCTCGGCACCTTCGACGCGCTGCTTGCCCAGGAATACGGCGCCAAGATCGGCGGTGCGAAGGGCAACCGCACCTACCAGACCTTTGACGGCCTGATGAAGGTGCAGGTGCAGGTGGCCGAGCTGATCGATTTCGGGCCGGAGCTGCAGATCGCCAAGAAGCTGGTGGACGAATGCCTGAACGAATGGTCGGCCGACAGCCGGCCGGAGATCCAGGCGCTCGTTTCCGATGCCTTCGACACCGACAAGGAAGGCAAGATCAACCGGGCAAAGATCTTCATGCTGCTGCGCCACTCGATCGAGGACGAGCGGTGGATGCGGGCCATGGACGCGATCCGCGACGCCATGCGGGTGACCGGCTCGAAGGAATATGTGCGGTTCTACACCCGCGAAAAGCCGGACGGCCAGTGGCAGGCCGTCACCATCGATCTCGCCAAGGCCTGAGGGAGGGAGAGATGGGACCCTATCCTGACAAGCTGGTCGAGGCCGTCGCCATCGCGCTCTTCGATTACGAAGAGACGCTGACGCTCCAGACGATCGAGAAGATGGACGCCGAGGGGCGCCGGGATTTTGGCGACAGCATCGGCCGCGAGCGCGACACCTGGGACAATCCGGACAATACGCACTGCCATGACGGATACCGCCGCCGGGCGAAGGCGGCGCTCGATGCCGTGCAGACTTTTGGCGTCGAGCTGCACTACCCGCTGCCCGGACAGCCGCAGCCCAAGGGTCGCGAGATCCAGACCGGGCGGAAGGCAGGTGCGGCATGATCGACGCTCAAAACTTCAGCCATATCGAGCAGGTCGAGCCTGGCGTGAACGTGCTGTTCTATGCCGAGCATGACGGTGACGACATGATCCTGCATCAGGTTACCGTTCCGACGGTTGGCACGATCGACATCAAAGTCACCATGCCCGCCGATACCTTCGAAAAGCTGTGGCCGGAAAAGATGCGTTTTTCCGATGCAGCAGCGAACGTACTGAAGGCCGTAGCCGAAATGAGGTTCGGCCCCAGAGTGGGCACGCCGCTCCCGCCGGTCGCATCCACCTACGAGGAACGATTGGCGCTGGCTCAATCGCTGACATGGAGCCTCGAGAACATTGAGCCTGACGAAGTTAGGGCGATCATCGAACGCCTCGACCGAAATGGCTACGAGCTGCGGCGCAAGCTGAAGGCCGCAGATGCGACTGTTGAACGTTTTGGCGAAATGTTCGATGGCGAAGAAGGCTGGAGCCTGACTTCCAGCCCGAACGGTGAGTACGTCAAATACGACGACTACAACTCCCAAGCTTCGGAAATATCGCGACTGCGCAATGCGGCGCGGAAGGTATGCGAGGCAGAACAAGACTTCAGATCACAGATGCCTTCCGACTGGGAAGGCGATCCGCTCACGGATGCAGTCGGGGATCTGCGGAAAGAATTGGCCAATGATTTTTCTGGCGCCTCGCTCGTGACCAGCGTGGCGCCGGCCGAACCATCTGGCTTGTGAGGCGACGATGAAGATACACGCCAGCCTCCCGATCGCAGACGGCATCTGCTTTGACGATACCGCAGAGATGGCCCCTCGCTCCATCAATGTCCTTGCGGCCTGCGGCGTCGTTTTCCCGACCTCATTCCGGACGGATGACGACCGGATTTTCGGCGGCGTGATCATCGCCGCACACATGGATGCGGCCCAGGCCGTCGCCGATCGGCGCGGGCTTGGCGAAAAGGTGCTTGGGTCGCTGGTCGTGGCAGGTGTGGCATGAGCCAGGACCAGCCCCGCTTCGACACCATCCTGAAAACCCTGGTCGAGGAATTTTCCGGCGATGGCTGCGAAATCCTGACCGCCGAGGGCGAGCTTTACGCCCGCATCGTGGTCGAGGAACCGAACCGCTCGACCGTGATGATGGATCTCAACCTCAACACTCTGGCTCGCCAGATCGACAGGAGGATGAAATGACGGATACGGAATTGCTGGAACGCCAGCGGCTCGCTCTTGTCGCAGCCAGCCAGGCCAGCAACGCGCTGGCGGATCTCCTTCGATTTTCGACCGAGGGGCCGACCCTTTCCGGCTTCACCTTCGACGAAGACGTTGTCGAGCTTCTGCTCGATGCCGCGAAGATCGCGATCATGGTGACACGCGAGGAGCATGACGCGGAGATCCTGGTGGCCATCAACGCGCGGCTGGAGGGCTGGGCATGACCTCCTCGATCGCCGCCATCCATGTCGCGAAGAAACAGCTCGGCCTGGACGATGACACCTATCGCGCCAAGCTGGACAAGATCACCGGCAAATCATCGACCAAGGCCATGACCGAGGCCGAGCGCCAGGCCGTGCTGACGGTGCTGCGCAACGAGGGCTTTGAGCCCGCTTTGAAGCCAGCTCAAAAAGGGCTCCAGGGCAAATTCGCCAAGAAGCTGCAGGCGCTCTGGATTGCCGGATACAATCTCGGCGTCATCCGCGACCGCACCGATGCCGCCTTGCTCACCTTCATCAAGCGCCAGACCGGCCTCGATCATTCCCGGTTTTTGCACCACGCCGACGATGCCCGCGCCGCGATCGAGGCGCTGAAGGGCTGGCTCAAGCGCGAGGCTGGCGTGATGTACGGCAACAGCAACGGTTACGACTGGCTGACCAGCGATGGCGCCAAGATCGCCTGGGCACAGTGGAAGATCCTGCATCCGGAGGCGACGCTGATGGTGCGGAAGGGCTTTGACCAGGCCGTCGAAAACTGCCTTGGCCACAAGGTCATCTATCTGGCCGAGCTTAAGGGATCGCAATGGCAGACGGTCATGAACGAGCTGGGCAAGCATGTGCGCGCCCGGCAGTGGAGAGTGTGATGGCTGACCGCGAAAAGCTCCTTGCCAAGATCCGCGCCCTGACGGCCAAGACGGTCTCCGCCGGCTGCACCGAAGCGGAGGCGCTCGCTGCCGCCGAAAAGGCTGCGGCCCTGATGCGCGAACATCAGATCTCGGATGCCATCGTCGAGATGGATCAGGGCTCCATCGGTGTGAAGTTCAACACGAAGTCGCCCAAGGCGCCGCTCTGCTCCGTCATCGCCTACTGCACGAATTGCGGTTCGATCCACATGCGCAACGGCAATGTCAGAACCGTCGTCTACGTCGGATACGCTCCGGGTCCGCAGATCGCCTGCTACCTGCACGATGTCGTGCACCGAGCCGTTGACACGGCAACTAAGGAGTTTCGCCAGGGCAGCTTCTACCGCGCGCGTCGGAGCGACAAGACGCGTCGAAAGGCGGTTGAGGACTTCCACGCCGGGATGGTTCGCAGCCTCTCACGCCGATTGCTCGACATGTTCAACGAGACCATCTCGGAAGAGCGCAGGAACAAGGCGAAGGCCGCTTTGGACGATCTCTTTCCCGACACTAAGACCGTCTCGCATAAGGACCGGAAAGTCCGGTTTGATGAAGCCGGCTGGCAGGGACATCGCGCGGCCGACCGCGTCAACCTCGCGCACGGCGTCGATCGTTCGGCCGTTGCGGGGCTTATCGGGAAGGCAGGTGCGTGATGACCGATCGTCTCTCCTGCTGTGTCCCATACTGCCACCGCAAGACAAAGCGTCAGTGCCGCGAATGGATCTGCGGCAAGCACTGGCGCCTGGTGCCGCGCAAACTACGGGCTGATTACACGGCGGCCAAACGCATCGCGCGCCGGCTGATCGCCCGCAAGCCGGCCTATCGAGAATGGTGGACCTATCCGGGCGGATCGTCCGATCGGCTCGCGGCCGTTGCCCTGTGGCGGCGGCTCGATCGTC